AACATCCATGCACATTTGATTGCGCAACTTGGTTCTTTCCAATAATTCCTGGCTTCCTTCCCTCTTATTTTTCACCAGCCCAGGTGAGATTTCTGAAATGGGGGCAAAGAGGACTTCTCCTGCCTTTCCAAGTTTCGGATAGATTTTAATACTCTGAAACAAGCTCTGTAAGGCTTCCGCAGTAGTGAACACATAGCGCGGACATTGGCTCATGCTTGACAGATTGAGAATATCATGAACATCTGCATTCTCGAAAAAAACTCTTAGAATATCGTCGGCTAATTTTTTCGAAACTTCACCCTTTTGCACATAACTACTGGGATTTTGTAGTAATAGACTTTTTTGCGTTGAGAGAGAAGCTCCCATTACTACTAGCTGAGAATACTTTTTGCAATATATCTTCTGACTGTTCTAAACGTCGGAGACACTTCAATAATGTACCCTCACTTACATCACAGACTATTGAAATTTCCATTGTGGTTATCTTATCATATCCGCAGCGATGCAGAACATACGCGAGTACTGCCGATGCAAGACTAGGCGGCATATTTTCCTTACTTAGCTCTTCAGCTTCTGCCAAGTCGGCAATACGAATCGAGATGTTACGCACATGCTCCATATCATTACGAGATATCGGAAGTTTTGATAAAGGGAGAGAGAGATAGTCTGAGGCGTGTGTTGTAGAGAGTTGTGATGGGATAATCGTGGTTTGTGATAGCATACCCTTCTGTTTGGCCATGGCTAGAACGCACTGAAAGTCCTTGAATGCTTTCGTAAATTGGGCATTCTTCAGTTGAAACATATCGGCAACTTCTGTAGGTTTTCTCGGTGCGGAGGCCATTTTTAGAGCACTGTAAATACAAGAAGCAATTACAGAGGCGCGAGATAGACCGCGCTTATCGCAGTGTTCGACCAGCTGCACATAGAGGTCTTTCGCAAGTTCAATGACTTTCTGCTCAATTCCATGATTTGTGGCGGCCAACGTCATTTGCTCAAATACTTGTAATAGGCTGCGCTTCTTGTAAGGGAACATTGACCATGTATGGAATCTGCGAATACGCATCATTGTTCCGCGCGCAGAGCCGTGACCCCCGTGCCCAATTCCAAGAATGATGGTACCAAGTGAAGAATCGGCAAAACGTGGGTCTGTCGGTGCTCCTACACGGCATGGGTCGCCACCTCCCTTGTCATCTGAGGAGAAGAATCGGTATTCTGCACCCATGTCAAGAGGACGTTCCGTAACTGTGCCGCAGGTTTTGCAAATAATGAGTTCATCAGAATCTTGGAAATCAATATCTTTACAATCGGTACACTTTGCACCTGGTTTCAAAGGAACATCTCCTTCTAAATTATACTTTTCCCAGTCAAAGTGTTCTTTACTAGGGCTTCGTTGAAATGCGGGGAATAGAGTAGCCATTTGGTGGACTCTTTTAGGCGGCTCTTGTGTTCTATCAATTTTTAAATACGCCAATCCGTAGTATTCAGAATACGTGTAGATTCTCTTTCAGTCTGTAACCAAGTACTTCCGTCATGTACCACATGTAAATAGGAAAGTCCTGGAATATAATGGATTTTGTAGCCTCCTTTTATGAAACATTTCAGCATAAAAATCGCATCCGCAGCTTGTAGACTCTCACTCGATACATTCAGAGGTAAACATTTGTAACATTCGCGAGGAACTACCCAATTTCCATCATTCAATAAGAAGTTCCAACGGGGTTTATAGAACATTTCATTCCATCCTGACTTGTCCAACACCAAGTTCGAAAACTCTTCACATGGAAAATTAAGTTCACCTGTATTTATATTCGTGTTTTTGAAGTCGGCACTTGCAAATATAGTCTTTCCATCCGAATTTTTAATAGCATCAATAACTGTATCAATCCATTCTTCAGAAAAGTGGTTATCGCTATCTAAGACTGCCACATAGCGTGAAGTTGCAAGACCCAGACTTTTACACTTATTTTGATAAATTCCTAAGCGAATTTCATTGTGAATTACACGTAGCTTGGGGTTTGTGTAAAAGGGTTGTTGTTCTATGAGGACGATATCTTCTCCCGTTTCATCACAGATAATCACTTCATTCACGTCAGGGTGAGATAAGAAAATAGGTATAGATTCTTTTAAGAATTCAAACCGACGCATGGTTGTTATGGCAATGGACAACATGGGTCTCTAGTGAAAATTGTCTAGATGAACTTTAGATGTCGGCAGCGGCGACGAGTGCTGGGCTTGAAAATCGTACATCGATTTTACCTACACCGAATATTCCGAAAGTTCCAGGAGTCTTTGGACCCGACTATAGTTTTGCTGACAATGTTCCTTTACCAAATCAAGTAGGTGTTTATGATGGAGATAGTATTTCAAGTGTAATTGATGCCGTTAAGGGAGCGGCTTATTACGTAGATACGATTGGGTTTGGACAGTCGAGCTCTGCATTGACAGCGGGTATGGGTGTCAAACCGATTGGTGTAAATACTTTCATGAAAACGGGATTTACGTGTGCAAATGGAGCGGATATGTGGATGTACAACGAGGGTATTCCTACAGGAAATGCTTTAGGAAAACGTTTGTCAAAAGGTCTGGCAAGTGTAGGTCTACCACAAATGCGTGGCCTTGCTCCAGGAATCTTAGAAGATGCTGAAACTGCTCTAGACCCTTCTCCCGTAATGTCTGCCATGTTTGGTACAGGATATCCTAGCTGTACCTATGTGATGAAGCAAGTTGGAGACCAAGATGGAAAAATCCAAAATCCTGAGTCAAAGGCTTATTATGTGGATACTCCTGAAACAGTTGTGCAAAAGGGTGGTGTGCCCATGCAAGGACGTTGGATATATGATTCAAATCTTATGAGCGACCAATACAATGCCGTGCCAAAGACACACTGCCCTGATGGATTTCCAAAGAAGAGCCACAAAGATTCGGATTGTTTGAAGCCTCTTCAAAGTATGAAGATGGATTCGTTTCGTGATTATGACTCAGCTGACAGAGTCAACGAACTTGGGAAAGCAGTTATTCTTTCTGCAGTTGTACTTGCAGGAATAATACTTGTTCATAGACTTGTTCGCAAGTAATAAAAGTTGATTTTGCTTTATACCCGGATGATGAAGTCTCCTGATTTGAAAGAATGGCTCTCAAACGTATTTCCCGTGAACTCCAAGACCTACAAAATGACCCGCCGATGAACTGCTCTGCTGGTCCTGAAGGTGACGACCTCTTTCGTTGGGAAGGAGTTATCTTTGGACCTTCCGATTCACCCTATGCTGGAGGAGTATTCAAACTGAAAATTCTGTTTCCGATTGACTATCCTTTCAAGTGCCCCACTGTAACATTCATGACAAAGATTTATCATCCTAATATTAATTCTGCAGGTGTCATTTGCCTCGATATTCTTAAAAACCAGTGGTCTCCTGCATTGACCGTCAGCAAGGTTCTGTTAAGTGTGTGTTCACTATTAACAGACCCGAATCCGAATGACCCTCTTGTCCCTGAAATCGCAACTTTATATAAAACAGATATTGCTGAATATAATAACAAAGCCACTTCTTGGACTCGTCAATATGCGCAAAATTCATAATCACAACTAGAAGAATGGATATATATATGATACTTGCTTCTTTGGTACTCTTGACCCTAATTTTTGCTATTGCTCGTCAACTTGCAGAAAACAGAAGTATATACTTGCTGCCTGATAGTTTCGGAATTTCGTACAGTCGCCATGGATGGGATCGTGGCTTATAAAAACACGAATCTACCTTCTCAACAGAAGGGTTCATCATGAACATCGAAAAGACTGTCATAGTTCTCAGTTGGTTTGTTATGGCCACTCTGGCTTTAGCAATCGCGCGTCAATTATCAGAGCAATATGAATTGAACATTTTTCCGACTAGTTATGGTGCTCCTTCCTATAACCGTCAAGGATGGAACAAGTCTCTATGGGAAGGATTTGAATCTTCATACGATGGTGTAAAAGGGGTTGATGATAAGACGGAGGTAAGTTCAGGTAACCCGGCCGATGCTTCCTTGTCGAATCTACGCGCACCTTATTCTTTATTGACAGGTGTGTTACCTGTGAAACCTGAGAACCAGGTTACGGATCTAACAGCGAAGGGTTGTTATGAAAAAGATTTCATGTCAAAGACTGATAAGACTGGGAATTATATACAGCGCACGAATAATTATAAGCATGATGGACCCGATAATTGCTCTATGCCCTTGACGGAAATGGTGGGCGCTTTCTACGGGTCGCGTGTTTAGACTGGGGAGTAGTCGCCAGTTTCCTCTTCAAGAATCTCGCACTTTGCTGTAGGTTCTTGGGTAATCTTCTTCTTACGTTCTTTTACGGGAGCTGCTTGCCAAGTACCGGCACGAGCAGATTCCACGTCGCGCCAAAACTCTTCAAAATGTGGCTGAGATTCTTCAAACCACTTCGTATTTCTTTGTACTGTTACGCGCCTCAGGTGAACGAGTTCCCACATGTAAGTTTCCACAGGAGCCCCGCGCTCTTCATCAGGAACGCTAGGTGTATTATGATACACGTAGCGATTCTCTTCTGTATCAATGTTTGACATAAGTGTAATCCAGCCATGGTCGAGAGCGGTTGAAGATAGTTCATCAACTTCGCGGAATTTGGCTTCTACGAATTCGCAGAATGGGCGGTCGCAGACTTCCATTTGTAACTGCATTTGACACATGTATTCAAAGGATATGTAGTTATCCTTAATAATTCGGCTGGAAGGACACTTGATTTCTACAAGACGACCAATGAGTTCTGGGTGGAGTTCACAGGCTATAAAGAGTCCATCAGGACTGGCGGCAATATTTTTCTGGGTTCGGTGGCGAATTCTGCCAAGATCCTGAATCGTACATTTTAGACTTTTTTCCAGATAAGTCTTTACCACAGGCTCATAACGAACGCCCCAGTCCATAGAGCTTGTAGTAGCTTTTTCTACTGCGAGGCGAGGTGTAAAAGGGGGTTCTGTTGTGGGCGGTTGGGACTTTGCGAATACAAGGAGATTACGAGCCTGTTGTTTCTTGAAAATCTTCGAAACATCACTGGCAGTGAGAACATTCTTTGCTTCTGCATACCATTCCTGGGTGCGTTGCTCTACTTGCTGTGTGTCTAAGAGCCATTTCCAAGATTCTGTGTCTGCTCTTTGGAGTGCAGCTTCTAGTTCAAAAGTGGTGCGAAAGGAAAGAAGAGCATCTAAGAGTTTGGTCTCTTCTTCCGTTTCAAATGGTTCTGTTTCTTCCGCAAACTCGCGAACTTCGTCGGCAGTGTAGCCTGATTCTTCAAGGCTTTTTACGTATTCTACTACATTTTCTGCGATTGACATGGTTGTTTTGAGGGACTGCCAGTTTTTGAAATTCATGAATTCATATTTTATTAGGTTGTAGGGGTAGCAGCAGGAGCCGCAGCGAGAGCAGAGGCAGAGGCAGAAGCAGAAGCAGTCGCCTTCTTACGAAATGTCACACCACTCTTTTTATCAACAATACTGGAGAGTATTCTCCCATCTGCCGTCTTATGGTATACGAGTCCCTTAATTTCCTGAATCTCTTCCTTCTCAGGGTCATACACTACACAGGTCTTACTGTTCAAGAGTTTCTTGTCTAAAGCCTTCTCGAGCTTTGCCTTCAAGTACTCTGTATCATCTGTGCTCAAAGTGAGGCGGACTTTTTCAGCCTCTACAAACTTGCGAATACGATTCAGACGTAGTCCGCGCTCAAGGCGATGCCATTGACGCTTGTATGCTTCACTTGCATTCAAATTCAAAAATGATTCTAATTCTGTATTTAAACCTACGGAAGATTCTGAGGGGTCAGTTGCACTTACCCGTCTTGTACGATTTCTGTTGAGTGGAGCCTGCATTCTATATAAAGATACCACAGCTCTTAAGACCAGTAAATGAAAACACTTGTTTCATTCGTATTTCATGTTTATAATGAAATTGTAGAAAGTTTTTTTAGAAATGCTATGTTTTATGACGAAAATACAGATTTTCTTATTATAGTGAACGACACAACTCTATCATTTAGTATGCTAGCACTTCCTAATGTAAGAGTATTATTTCGAGATAATAATGGATATGATTTTGGAGCATGGAGTGATGGGCTGTTAAATGATAATCTTTATAAGAACTATGATTACTTCATATTTTTGAATAGTACTATGATAGGACCTTTTTTACCTCCCTATTATAAGGGGAAATGGACAGATATTTTTATTAATGGATTAGAAGATAATATCAAGTTATTTGGAAGTACGATAAATAATAATCATGTACAATCATCTATATTTTCTATGAATAAAGAAACATTCGAATATTTAGTATCTTGCGAGATTTTTAGCATACAAAAATATGCAAAGAATCGCGACGAGTGGATATATGGCAGAGAAATTCCTATGTCAAGAAAGATTATTGAAAAAGGGTGGAACATTGGATGTTTGATACCTTGTTATAAGGGGGTAGACTTCACATTTTCTACAAAAAAACCTGAAGAATATAATATCACATTTTTAGGAGATATATTATTTGAACAATATCGTAATGTAGTATGGAATGAATATCAATTAGTATTTGTAAAAGGAAATCGAGATATACAGCTTAATATAAATAAAATATCAAATAGTGGTATATTTTACGGAAATCCTACAATTCCAACTGCTTCTACTATGTGGCGTCAATTTATTAATATAGAAAATTATAAGTATAGACCTATAAATTATTTAGAAGTCGGCGTAAATTATGGAGAAAATATAATTGAAGTTGGAAAATCTTATGGTCTACATATAGGGAGTAAATTATATTGTATAGATACACTGGAAGATTTTAATATATATGATACCTTTTTAAGGAACATTGCACTTTCAGGAAATTCTGAAAAAATACAATTGAATCGTAGCGATTCCTATAAAATATTGCCTACTTTTCAAGAAAACTTCTTTGATATTATTTTTTTGAATAATAATTCTTCAAATGATATATTATTAGAAGAAGTTATGTTAGCCTATAGGAAACTTGTTCCTGGCGGTTTTCTTGTACTCTCATCTATGCATAAAAATCAAGAGGAATTTAGTTTAGCATTACATGTAATTATAGAATCATATCAGAAGTATAGGAATTGTATGCGGTTTTTAGGAAATGAAGGCGAATATATATTTTTTTCAAAAAATAGTTGACCAGAATTTTTGAATATGTATATCTTTCACCTCTCCTTCCCATCCCCAGGCATCTTTTTTGCTGGGCGAGACAGTTGTATCACTAACCCAGACAAAGGGTCTCCAGATATCAAGCTCAGGTGGAACACTTTCTCCCTTGTCTAGGAAATCCGTCCAGTTATAAAAGTCTGTAAGTTTTGTTTTTTTGCAGTCAACTTCAAAGTATACAGTATTCTCTTTCACACATAATATTTTTCCATGCAGCCCATTCGGATTTAAGTACAAGTCCACAACTTCTTTCTCACTTAACTTGGGTTCATCCGTTTCCCATGCACGTATGCCTCCTTTCGCCATAAATATCCAAGCAGTTGTTAATTTAAAATTATCAACCTCTTTTGTCTTTATATAGTACGGAATAATATACATTCCTTCTTTATATAGTATATATAAAATATCTTAGGCCTTCCGAGTCGGTTCTTTATAGTATCAGAAAAGGTAGTAGAGTATAGAGAATGCAAAGATATCCTGCTTATACACCTTCTATACCACCACCCTGTTTTTCATTACGCAGTCGACGCGAAACAAATACTACTGATACTGCAAATACTAGGCTTACTGAACACTGGCAAACGGATTCGCCGGCCTTGATGAATAGCTATCGTGAAGTAAAAGGGGTGTCGCGATATCTTGACACGAATTCTATACCTTCCCGACTCTACCGTGAAGATATGCGTCAGTCGCAGCCATATGTAGTGCCTTCTGCTAACTCTGAACAAGTGAAACAGGGGTTAGCCATTGACAAACAGATTCATCTTGTTCTTGCAAGTATTCAGACACTGAATTCTCAGCTACGTGAAAATCCTGATAATGCTCTTCTTGCTGAACAATTATCGGTCAAACAGACCTTATATAATCTCCTTTTAACACAAAAGAAACAATTTTCCATAGATGCTATGGGTCGCAATCCATACTTTGACAAGTATGATGTTGCTGGAGATTCTCGTAATATTGTAAGAGAGTTGCGGACAGCTGTTACAGAGGATGTAGTAGACCGTGGGATGAAAGAATCTCAAAAACTCTTGAGAAGAGAAATGGAGAGTCGTTGGGTTCCTGCAAATTTTGCCGAGTCGCAGGGAATCGATACTCTGGCCGCGTATGATCTTATGAGACCCAAGTACAACCAACAAGAAAATGTATACCGCACCTAATGATATACAATACTTTTTTGTTTTTCTATACAATCGGTAATTTTGTTAAATGTTTGTTTTGCTTGTTGAGCAGTAACGTAGTCAATAGTCAATTCTTTGTCTATTTGATTGGGTAGACTTATCTTTATTTGTGTTTGGTGTTCGAGATAAGAAATACTTTGAACCATTGCGAGATTTAATAGCCGTTTTACACCATTTTTACAAATGACTTGTAAGTACATAATTTATTATTGGCATTCCCGTTTATGCCTTTTTCCTAATCAAAACACATTACGATTGGACAATCATGCTTTTGTAAAAGCTTGATTGCTGAAGTCTCACGATTTACCTGGCGCTTTCTCGTTTGTGACGATGTTGTTGAAACTGCAGTGGCTGTAGTTGCAGTAGATGTAGAGTCACGAGTACTCGGAGTTGTACGCCCCTTAGCCTGCTCACGCATGGCCTGGTTCATTTCCTTTTCAATGTCAGTTTGATGACCCTTAATATAGTCCAAAATACCCTTTTCTAGAGCCCAGCGAAAGAAGTTAAGTTTTCCCACAGTGGTCAAAAAAGCCTCGTGACCAGGAATTTGGAAACTGATACGTTCGCGCCGGCAGAAGGGATCGAAGAGTTTCTTACTATAGGCCTTGAGCTGGTTCTTATAATTCATATACACTACGAACTCTTGGCCGTTCAGAATATACGATATGCTGTGCGCCTTTGAATAATTCGTTACGAACCAGTCGATAAGACGCAGACTTACCTCGCTAGTTCCTTTCAAGAGTTCTACAATTTCATTCAAGTCTTGGCGACCACTGTAAAAACGTTGTAGACTTGAGATAATAAGTTCCTGTTTGCAATGAATCTTCTTCTTTCTCGTTTGCGGATCAGGTGTTACAGTAGGAGGTTGCTCCATGGTGATTCTATGCTGTGAGTGATTCCCGGATATGTTTTAAACCGATGAGCAATTAGAATGGCATCAATGCTGGATGCGCCCGCCGTACCAATAGAAATGAAAGTATTTCATGGAGGTGGGGCTAGTGATGGCAGTATTTTAGCAGAGCCTTCACAACCTATTCAAATGAATGTATATAGGGGTGGAGCTCAAGAAGATTCTTCAGGATTCTTGGAGACTTTGGAAGAAGAAGAGGAGAAAGTAACTAGTCCTGATGCGTCTGAAGAAGCCAAAGCTTCAGAGGAAGTCGAGCCTTCTGGCGAAGTAAAGACTTCTAGCGAAGTAAAGACTTCTAGCGAAGTAAAGACTTCTGGCGCACAGACTGTGAAACTATCAAATGGTTTGCGTGTTCGTAAAATTACCGAAGAAGATGAATCATTAAAATCAGATATACAAAGCCTTCGTTTCAAGTACGATGAGGAAATATTATTCCGCGACTATCTTCATTTTGATACTCCTGTTATAAGAAAGTATATTACATCTTCCGATATGAAAGGAAGATTTTATGATTTTTGGAAATTATATGTAAACCATGATGGAACAGATTCATTCACTTTAATGACATATAATGAAGGTAAGCGTATTCAAGCATTCATGAAGGAAGTGTTAAAGGTGTATAGGGATGATTTACGAAAGGTTGCTTCTAACTTATTACTGCAGGAAAAGGGTGGTATCGCAGATGATGGAAACGGCGACTATGAATTATTAGAATTTTCTTCTTCTCCTGCTCCTGCTGCTGTAGTGCCTGAAGCCCCTGCTTCTGCGGTGCCTGAAGTCCCTCCTGCTCCTGCTCCTGTTGCTGTGGTGCCTGAAGTTCCTGCTGTTCCTGCTACTCCCGTGCTTGAAGTCCCCGCGTCTACCACAACAATCCCTCTTACACCTGCCCTGGAAAAAATGGAAGTACAACAAAAAATTCAATCCGTACAATCAAAGATTGATGAAATACTTTCTATGCGCGGGAAAAATGCGACATTCCAAAATAAAGTGATGCAAATTATTACATATTTAAATACAATTCTAGGTTCTGTCGAAACTTTTCTAAAAAAGGAAAAATTAGAAATAAAGTTCATTGATACAAGAACGTTAAAATCTAAAAAAGTCGATAATAAGACTATTTTAGATTATTCATTTAAATACAATCCTTCTATAAAAGAATTTCTAAGAACTTTAATAAGGTCTGATATATCTTTATTTTCTATCAAAAATAAAGAAGAATTTCAGAAATTTTTCAGAAAATTTATAGTTGATGCCGCACTAGATAACTTTCTCAAAATCTTCAAACCATCAAGGACAATTACACGAAAGAAAAGTACGAAATAAACTAATATAAACGTTAAACTCTTTTAGTTATATATAAATGAACCCTGTAATTAAAAAAATTCATCAAATATGGGTTGGTCCAAGCCCAATTCCTCAAAAATCAATTCAGTTTATTGAAAATATTAAATCTTTACATCCAGATTACGAATATAGATTATGGTGCGATTCAGATTTAACTCCTGAAAATTTCTCTAACTTGGACTACATACATTCTACACCAGTGTACGCCCAAAAAGCAGACATAATGCGCTATGAAATTCTTTATAAACATGGCGGTATTTATCTTGATATTGATTTTGAAGTTTTCAAAAATCTTACTGAACTACTAACCCATGATTTTGTAGTTTGTAATGAAGATTCTAATATTAATTCTTATATGACAAATGCATTTATATATTCTGTTGCGATGAATCCAAATCTTAAAAAATGCGTTGAAAACATCAAAAATTGTGCATTAGGTGGTAGTGTAAATGTAGCTATTGCAACAGGTCCATGGTATTTTAGACAAAACATAAGTTTAGAAGGTGCCAGAGTTTTACCAACTATAGTTATCTATCCAACTCATTATAGCCAGAAGGGTTATAGGCCTTCTATTTTTTTAGAGGAAACATATGCAATGCATCACTGGGATAAAAACTGGTAAAGAAAGGAGAAACTAACGAAACTTCCTCACGGTTTCCAAGCCAAACATAAGGAATAATCCGCTCAGAATAAACAGGCTTACTTCAGCATGAGCATATTCATTCGACTTTGTTTCTAATTCTTCTAAACGTGCAAATAATGTATCAAGTTTCTGTAACAAAGATTGTTTCTCATCTTTGCTAAAGGAAGCATAGTGCCCATTAGAGTCTTGTTCCTGTCCCTGAGGAAGTGCTTCAAAATAACTCGTTCTAGCTCCTGAAGGCGTCATAGGCTTCCATGCATCAACGATTGAGGGTATAGGAAGACTAGCAGAACCTCCAGCTTTGTCAAGACCCGTTGCCGACGAATTCGGAGAGAATGCTGACCCTTGTACCAAATAGCCTGGATTGTCTGTCATAGAAGAACTATAGTCAGCAAATCCATCATCAGACAAAGACTTCCCAAAGTAAGAAGGTACTGGATTACCATACATGGTTTTCTTGAAATTAGGAGTCTGTGCCGGACTCTCGGCATCTCGGGGCATAGACATGCGAGACTTCTCCCCTATAACATCATCCACTTGTTGCCCTATAAGATTCTTTACTTCTTCACGTTCTTGACGGTCACAATCGGAAACTTTTGCAGGGGCAAACTCCAAATTCTCTTGATCTTGTGCAACAAACCCCTGTTTCACTTGATTGGCCTGAAAGCCTTCACGCCTTTGAAGCTTCTCCACAGGTGGAAGAGGGCGATGAGACTGGCGATCTGGATCCAAACTCTCGTCTCCAGCTTTTAAGAAAGCAAGAGCAGGACCTCCACATTTTTTGGCTTTATAACGTTCTTCTTTTTTAGCAATTTGACCAGATTCTTTCGCTGTATCTGGAAATGCTTCCTGGAGTAAACATCCTGACATTCTTCCTCCACCTCTATATGTAATTTTCATTTTCAATACTTATTAATTTGTATCCGTATTCTTTGGCGGTCTAAATAATGATATTATAGATAATTAGTTAAAAAGATGCCAAAAATAACTATAATCACTCCTTGTTCACGTCCTCAAAATCTAAAAGATATATTTGCATCTATGAACTTTGACTACGTTGAAAAATGGATTATTGTCTATGATACGACAAATGATAGAGCATATACAAAACAGTTTGCAGGGCACGACTGCGTAATGGAAGAAGAGTGTTCTGAAGGTGGTGTTACAGGGAATGCACAGAGAAACTATGGCCTTAGCCTTGTGAAAGAGGGGTTTGTTTATTTTTTGGACGATGACAATATTGTTCACCCAGACTTATGGAATATCTTACCCACGCTGAGTGAAGAATATTTTTATACTTGGGATCAAGATAGGTATGAAGAACGATTTGAAGGACATGCTGTAGAATTAGGGAAGATTGACACAGCCATGTTCCTCGTTCCTAAAAAAATATGCAAGAATCTCAAATGGCTAACATTTGATAGATGGTTTGCTGATGGTTTTTTCATAAAAGCAATATATGACCATAACCCCACGAAACATGTATATATTCCTAAGTCTCTTTGCTACTACAATAAACTTCGACCTTTGACATCGTAAGAATATATATTCCATACATAAAGATATAAATAAATAAATGTCTAGATGATAAGTTCAAGAGATGCTGAGAATCACTATAGACAACTTGAACATGAGATTTTAAAAGATGTATCAGTTCTTAATTCTTACATAAGTGCCCATGGAAAAAATATGGAAGGAAATTGTTTCTATAGTCACCATCAAGTTGATTTAAGTGTAATGCCAAGAATGTTAATGCATAAACGTATAAATTTTGTAAATTTGCTAAGACAACGGTATGTAAAAAAGATGATCGAAATCGGTTTTAATGCTGGACATAGTGCATCCATATTTTTACATGCTCTTCCTAAAGGTTCAATCTTTCTTTCCTTTGATTTGTGTGAACATCCGTACACACAAGAGTGTTTTGAATATCTAAAATCAAAACATCCCCAAATGCAACGCATGATTGAGGGTGATTCGACCAAGACAATATTTCAGTTCATAAACGAAAATCCATCTGAGTTGGGAACATATGATGTATTTCATGTGGATGGTGGACATAGTCAACAAGTCTGCATATCTGACTTGAATGCAGCACATCTTTTACTCAAACCTGGAGGTGTCTTAATTCTTGATGATACCTTTATCCCTGAAATTGGTGCCCTAGTTCCTCAAATAGAAGATATGGGATACCGTATGTTATTTCAGATACCTACTCTTGAATATTCGCACATACTGTTTGAAAAACCATTCTAAGATAGTAGAGAATGGCAAGTCCATCGACAAAAATCATGGTAGGTGGAGCAAAGTTCCAACAAGCTGTGTTAGACTGGACAAAACAATCGAATCATTTATTTCTGACCGTATTATTTGCAATAATTTTCATGTGGTCCGTATATGCTGAAAAACTCCCCGAAGTCTGGCGGTGGCAACTATCTACTACTGTTGGCCGCTTACTTTTGCTCCTACTACTCTATATTGTACACATGCTTGCAGGTTGGGTTCCTGCCCTATTGTTCGCTATCGCAATTGCCTTAACATGGGCAAACCGTCCGTTGTATAAGCCCGCAGAAGTAAAAGAACAGAAAGAGGGGTTTAACAATAATATTAAAGTGACGGACATTGAGACAAACAGATGGTTTGTTGAGAAAGCCTTGAAGGAAACTCCTAGACGTATCGTCCAAGACCGTGTAGTTACGAGTGCTGTGCAAGAGGATAATGCGACGGGCTCTGGAAGAACTTCGCGCTAGAAACTAGAATGTGGAAGGGACTTCCTTTCGAAATAGATACTGCAGCCAGACTTATTGTTTCCATCGTTCTTATACTATGGAATTGGGGAGTCGCAACACATCTAGAAACCCCGTATCCTGAACTACTCGTTGAATTATATGCACTCCCTATAACACGAATCATTTTACTCGTTTTTGTTCTTCTGGCAGCTTCATGGTGTCCTACGGTGGGGATTTTAGCGGCTTTGGCCTATGTCTGTCTTGGCGCTGATGTAATCTTTTTCACACATGGTGGCCAGATTTTAGCTAAACAATAAGCAAAGAGGGATGAGTTCCTTAGTTCCGGCTGCTGCTTCATCAATTATGAGTTCTTCAGCAACAGCAGCCACTCTCATGAATCCAATGGATGTTCTCATGACAGCGGTAAACACAAATCCTTACTTTATTGGTCTTATGATGCTTTTATTAAATTTAGGTGGTCGTTTCCTAGCTCTGGAAATAACAAAGGGTCAAGAGAAGTTTCTTTCTCAACCCATTGTTCGCCGGTTTTTCTTATTTGCAGTTTTGTTTGTAGCCACGCGTAATTTTGTTATTGCTGCAGGGCTTGCTATCATTGTAATCATAATGTTGGGATATTTGTTTAATGAACATTCAGAACTCTGTTTATGGCGTTCTTGCTTAGTCCCTACTGTAAAAGCTACTGATAAGCCAAGTGAAGGATTTAGTGGATTAACTGCCGAAGAAGCTATGATTTTGAAACGTTTGCAAGATAAACAAATGGCTGGTCAACCCAGGGGTAATGATGACAAGGATGACAAGGATGATAATGAGAAAGGCGAAGAGAATAAGCCGATGTTAGCTTCTGATTTATATAATGACGCTATAAAGCGTCTGCGCATGGCTTTTTACAGACCCTAGACATTTAGCGCAATCGTGGTTCCTGAAGGTGCCTGAGCACGACGACGGCCTCTGCGACCATTAGGTCCTGTGCGAGAAGAGTCCGCCTGGCTTATTAAGTCATCCGCACTGACTACGGACATGTTCGTGGCAGCCGCTACCGCAGGTTGTGTAGGGAATCCTGTAGCCACTTGCGGAACTGAAGAGGCCGCTGACTCAGCACGGCGCACTTCATCAAAAGTACGCAGGATATCATCTACGCCTAGACCGGAAGGACCCGTCATATCGCGACGGGCTGTCTGTCTTTGTTCTTGCTGTGCAGGAGCCGAAGGCGCTGCAGATGACCCAAAGAATGCACCGGCATTTGTGACCGGGGAGGGATTCGGCCCCATTGGGGCAGGACCGGCGATAGGACCACCGGGCATAGCGTTAGCCGGTCCTCCATTCGCAGCGTATCCTTGGTTCTGGGGTGGCTGCACGCCCATCGCCATTCCCATGAAATTGCCAAAACCAGGACCCGCCTGAGAAGCCGCAGCCGCTGCCATCTGACGCGCCAACTCCGGATTATTGCGTAACACATCGTCCATACTGGGCATCTTGTTACGGAAGAACGAATTGCTCACGTGGCACATGAAACCACTTCCACCTACTGCCATAACTAAGCGCATCTCAGGCGACATCTTTCCACGATCCTTGTACTTGTCATACAACTCCTCGAAAATCTCATCAAAGTCCTCCACGTTCTCGTGTACAGACTCAGACCATCCATCCAGCTTCAAGTCAAAGGGGTCAAAGCGTCCATTCAACCACTCCATGCCGGTAATGGCACCCATCAACATCTGGCGCTGAAACTTCAAACTTGTCTCCAAGTTACGGGCGTCTACGAGACGAAAGTACTCTGCCTTCAACTCTTCCAAAGAGTTGTCTAAGGTAAACTTACGAGCTACAGGGAATCCCTTGGCTTCCAGACGCTGCAACTTATTCAAATACTCAGACTTCTCTTTCTTCTCAGCTTCGGGGTCGCGGCTAGGAGAAGCGAGTTGTACACCAGGACCGGTAGCACTCTGAGAATTTCCAAAGAGACCGCCAAAGATTCCCTTCGACTGTGAATCCGCCGACGGCAAATTGGAACCCTCCTTTCTCACATTCACTTCGACTGGCGCACCACCGAATGAATTCATATCAATCGGTTGCGCATCAAAGGACACCGGCTCCAAAGCTTCCAGGGGCTCGAGAGGACCACTGAAACTGATTCCTCCTCCATTGCCATTGCCATTGCCAAATCCAGAGTTTTGCTGCTGTTGCTGCGGAGGAGAGTACGAAGACATATTTATTGTACGAGACGACTCTGACGGACGACTTACAGATACCTTGCTCGGGTTCATTAACATAGATAGTCCCAGGTCATCACCAGCACCCAAATCTCCAAGCTCAATTACATTACCAATATCTTCACCAAACCGGGAGTCATTTCCTCCCATAGCAACACGTTCCATGTCTGCAATACTTACAGCCATCACTCTCCTTCTTCGCTAAGCATGGCTTTTAGGCTTTTCTTATTTACGCGTCTAAGCAGAATCCATAGCCATACATAAACAATCAGCCAAGTCACTTTTCTTTACTTGTAATACAAACCAACTTGCATCACGTCCATCAGTACAGTTCATACGTAGTTTCCCAGCACGAAACCCCTCTAACACACGCTTTTCTGCAGCCCCTTTACGTTCAGAATAACCTTCATCTCCTTTTGTCGTAACTGTATCAACTGTCTTACGACTCGCATGCACAAGACGAACCTTTGGTACTTCTGGTTGTAACAGATCGCGAAGACTCGCAAATAACATCATTTGTACGCTTTTCATTACAGGATTTTTATAGGCCGGTTGATTTTCCAAGAGAATTTGGGAACAAGAACCAAAGAGTTCTTTGTTTTTTAGAATAACTGCACGAATTCCATCGTGAAGAGCTTCCAACTCAACCTTTTTCACCAACGTTGCAGAAACTTTCGGAAAACACAGACGACTTTGTAAAAAGGTTGTTGTCGTCGTCTTATTTTTCAGATCTTCTTTTGTGGCATCCATGCGTGTAGCAATAGTTTTTAGAATTTCGAGTTTCGGTATCTTCTTCAATAAATTTCCACTCAAGTCGCGCAGTGCAGGTGTTAAAGGTGGGCAATGCTTTACGCAGTAATGTTTTGAACTTGAGAGGTGTGTATAACTGGCCTTTTTTTTGCAAGTTTCACATTGGTTGTTCACTGCATCAGAATCGGCCGTCCCGCCTGTAATAAGATTTTCATTTGACCATCCGTTAATTAAATAGGACGTATTTTCTCCTTTACTTATACAAGCCCAAGCGAGATTCTTGATTCCAATATCAAATGCAAGTATACGAGATGCCATCACTTCTCTTCTTCTTAGCTGTGGTCGTGGCAGTTTATGTGGTTGCGGCAAATTGTGTAAAAGGGATTTGTTGACTGTAGGCAGAATGGATTATTCCAAGCTGTTGGAATTAATTCAAGAGAAGAAATCTTCCTTAGAATATGGAGACTTCCTTCACAGTGTACGTGTTGAATTGGAAGAACCAATATATAATTTCTTACGCGAAAAATATGGCAAGGTTTTTCAAGAATTTTGGAATTCAACGACAATTCCGCAGCAGTCTATAAATACGGTTATGTTAGTGGAACGCCGCGAACACCCCAACATAGAATTTGTTCTTCAGAATGTTATGTACTTTGTTCGTGAACGTGGATTCTCTTTAACAATTGTATGCTCCAAAGAAAACGAGGCATATATTCGCAAGATTCTTGGAAAACACGAGGCGACTACGCATATCTTAGTTTGGTTTGAGAACAATTGTGATAGAGATAGGGCACGTGAAGAATATAATCTTGCTTTTAAAAATGCAGAATTCTGGGAACAGATACAGGCAGAATATATCTTAAGTATTCAGACAGATTGTTACTTACGCAAACCCCTGCCTGATGAGATTTGGACAGTTGACTATGTCGCCGCACCATGGGCTTGGAAACCGTGGGTAGTTGGAGGAAGTGGCTTAACCTTTCGTAAGAAAGAGGCAGTTATAGATATGTGTCGAGAAAAACCTAAGAAAAAGATGGCAGAAGATGAATTTTTTGCACATATGTGTATACAAACAGGAAAAAAGATTCTGCCATTAGAAATAGCAGAGCATATTTTCTCAGAATCGCGATTTGTAGACGACCCTGTAGGTGTACACCAGTGGTGGACATATTTAGCACAAATTGATATTGCAACAGAGACTGATTTTCTTATTCGGCATTTTCAGTCTTACACAACTTTGCATTTATAACAAAGTCGGCGAGTTTCTTCTCAGAAGCGTCAAATGTGTCGGTATAATCATGAAAATCCTTATCAATGTCGCTTATTCCTATAGTTTGTGTAGCAAGATGGGGAATCGTACAAAAGACTTTTACTGAAGGAACCTGGCTGTATAGTTCATCAATGATTCGTGGCTTTTTTATCATAGATTCTATTAATATATCATAAAAGCCTTGATGGAGTACACAGAAATGGCTAGACGTACCTTTTGCTTTGAGTAAAAGGGGTGATTCTTGTACAACGGACTCCATTTCTACTATACTTGCCATACCTCCAATGAATACATCCCATTCATTTCGTCTTGCCCATAAAGAAGGCAGAAGGCCACAAAAACGTTTCAAAGCATTATCTGCAAGAAGACAGTCATCTTCCAAGATAAGAATCCAAGGAAGCTTCGAACGTTTTGCCACCTTTACAGCTTTAATATGAGAGAGTGTGCAACCTATCCACCCTGTGAATACTCCATTTGTTTCGTAACGAATTGCATTAATGCGGTGTAGATTAGGCCATCTTCTCTCTGAAAAATGTTTTTGAATAGTAGATAAACGGTCAGGTCTATCTTCCAAATTTATGACGAAGATAGTCGGGAATGGAATATCTGACATTTACTGGAGGTTATTAGTTTTTTCTTGCAAATAATCGTGCAGTACCTTTTCAGATTCTTGGAATAAATTGATATAATCTACATACACGCCATTTGAAGTATCTCCTATACAAGGCCTTTGAACAGCTATATGAGGAAATGTACAAATCATACGTACAGATGGGTCTAGACCATACAATTCATCTATGACAATAGGTTGCTGGGTAAGTCCATAAATAAACTTGTCATATGCATGGTCATTTACTAGATAAAAATGAGCAGTAGCTCCTTTTACACGGAGTAGAGGCGGTGAAGTTTGTAAAAGAGATTCGACTTTCACATTTGTAGTAGCTCCCATAAATATATCCCACTGGTCGCGTGTTTCCCACAATTTTGGTAAAAGTTCGCAGAATCTTTGCATCGAATTTTCTGTAGGTAGACAGTCATCCTCAATTATAAGAACCCATGGGAATTTGTTTTCTTTTGCAGTCCCTAGACAATTCACGTGAGAAATAGTGCATCCATACCATCCAGGGTCGCCAAGGACTGCTTCCATACGAAATAATTCAGGCCAACCCCTACTGTAAAAATCATGTTGTATCATTTGCCACTTATCGGGTCTATGAGCAAGATTTATAACCAACATCGGCGGGAATGGTATTTTCCCTTCTTCCATTGTATCCAACTCTATTATCCAAATATTTGCATATTCTAAAAAATCCCCCGCGGAGTATTACGCCCACCTTGATAAACTGTGGTAAGCATTTGCGGATCTTTCTTGCCGTAGGATGGCGAAGAGGCTGCCCACGTTCCGAATAAGGGAGCGGCTTTGTCTTTCCGCTCAATTCCCAGACCTCTCGGGTTTCTGCTAGGAACATAACCACATCCTGCGATATCACAGACAGCATAGCCAATTGGATCCAATTCAATGGAAGCATCGTATGACTTTCCTGCACCTGATTGTTTTGCCAGACGCTCACGAGACAAAGATATAATTGTATTCGCATTGCGTTGTAACCAAAGACGGGAAGGATATTGTGTACCTGTTGGCAGATTTTCGTAACAATGGGGGCGGTAATCCGTGGTAAGGCGACCATCTTCCATCATAGCCGCGTATCCAGGATAACGATTATCGGGCGCCGGTGCAGTTGTCTTTGATGTAACATTTACAGACTTTGTTTGTGTTTCAATTAAAGTTTGAGGGGGTTGTGTAAAGAAATAAGGGCTCTGCGCCTCACGAAAGCCATTTATGTCCATCTATTTGCCATATCCTTTTTGTTTATACATAGGAATTACTTGTCTTATGTATAAACATCCTGCCTTTAATGTTTTTATGAGCTCTGCTCTATATCGACCTGGAAAGGTCCCTGAGCACTCGTAGCTCCTTCAAGCTCTCCTTCTATCTTGCTCAGAGGGGACGGAGCAAGAGGAACATCACCACCCTGCTTCTTCAAAGCATCCACCAGTTCACGTTTACGGGAAGGGATTCCATTCAGACCACGCTGACGAGCAAGAGCCTGGAGCTCCTTCAGGCTCATCGACTCGTAGTTTGCATCCATCTTACGTACAGGAGTTACTGATACCGCTGACCGGAGAAAGGCTTCTTCGGCTTCGGCTTCAGCATTTGCATTTACACTTACACCGACATCAGCATCAGCCACAACCTCACTTACCACAGCAGGTATACCCTTCAAGATATCAGCATATTCCACCTCAGAAACTTCGTCTACATCACCAGTTTCCAAGGGTGCAGGAGACGAAGTCGGTTCGACCATATCAGGCCCCATCATACTCGCCTCCGTGCTCATTTTCAGGTTAAGAAGCAGATTTTCCAAGAGAGATACACGCTTCTCATTTTGGCTCAAACGGCTGTATAAATAGAAACACGCCGCACCAAAAATAAGTGTTAAAAGGATGCCAATAGTCAAACTATCCCCAAGTCCATTCATAGTTTCTGCTCGGAAGTCGGGATTCCTTTTCTTTCAGAACCCGCACTCGGAAGTAAGCCAAATTGCTTCAAAAGCAAGTCTACACTACTCACTTCACACACACCCTTTTGCACAGTATAAGAGAATATGTACTTTCCATCACGATGCCAAGCTCCCATACAAAGTTTTTGAATATTCTTGGGTGCTTGATGTGCTAAACTATAGACGTGGGTACTGACAATACTTAGACAATTACTCTTATTCCATAATTTACTGCAAAATAGTTCACTTGTTCGTATAGCATCTGGGGGATTTGTACTATGAAAGAGTTCATCGTACAAAATCAACCCAAGACCGCCTTCTTTTGCTAACACCGAACTGCCAAATCCAACTTCTCTCTCGAACATACTTTGTTTACCAGGTTTATCATCTAGGCGCATACCATCTGCAATCCATGTAAAATGGGTCATTTGGGCAACTTCAGCAAAGGCAGCACCAAAAGAATGCGCTAATACAACGTTCATCAGGACTCCGCGCAAGAAACTCGATTTCCCGCCACGATTCGGACCTGTAAGAATTGCATGTTGACCTTTCGTACCAAGACCAACTGAAGAAACAATTCGCGACTCCATCGGAATGGAAGGGTCACCAAAGTCTTTCAACATCAGAACCGGCTTCAAAGAACGTATGAATTGTGCAGGTACCACATCATTCCGCAAAGCTAAACTTAGCAAAATCTCTAAACGCCCAAGACCCCGCAAAGTATGACGAAGCCAGAAGGGGCTTTCGAGAGCAAAGGCAAAGGCCTGGCGACTATCGGAGGGACAGAGAGGTATCCATGTACCAATCCACGAAGGCATCCACGCCTTCCACTGCTCCCAGAGTTCCAAAGCAACCCCTTTTACACAAACTACTGCAGACCCTAGGCGAATACAGTCCTTATCCAATTTCATAAAATGTCTAGCTTGTTGTATGGGATGCCAGATTGCCTGTCCTACAGTAAAGAGAGTCCAAGAATTTTGCAGTAAAGACTTGAGTTGTTGAGCTGCAGGTACTGGCGCAGATTCTCGCTGGATTGTTAAAAAATCTTCAGGGCGTTTCGGCATTTCCAGGCTTCCATTCCACATACGCCAGAGTAATTTCATATATTGCGATAGACTAATAGGGATATTATAGAAGGTATTTAAGAATATATAGGGCAGGAGTATTGAAATAAAGGGCAGACATACTCCAAGGCTTGGGACTATATAAGACTTATATACTGACATAATCATTAATGCAAAGGGCAAAAAGTTTAGTTCAGACCAAGGAGAGCCTTGAAAATATACTTGTTCGTATCCCTCTTTCTCAACATTGGTTGCAGGGCGTAATAGGGGTTCTAACTCGTTTACCTGGGCGTGTAAACTCTGAAACAACTGCAAAGACTTATTTGTATCGATTGTTTTCACAAATTGCTGTAAAGAAGAAAATCTTGCAGCACGTTGCACACATGTGGTAAGATTCTTAGGCCATGCTAGAAATCCCTCGTTCACTTGTTCTTGTGTAAAAGGGTTTTGTATGGATAAGATTTTACATAGTTGAGAGTCCATGTCTTCTAATTCACAGCCTTCTCACTGTGTAAAACAATAAGACGCGTTTTCTAAAATTGAAGAAGATTGTCAACCTAAACTAAAAGTCCCTAGTATCACTAAGAATGGCTTCGTACGCTGCAATTGCCTCAAAACCCGGAGCGCCTTCTGCTTTGGCTTCTCCTTCTGCTTTGGCTTCTGCCAGCACTAATCCTGGAAATTCGTTAGAAAAGGAAATCACTGATTGGATTACGGCTATGGCAGAAGTGAAAACGGCACCTGAACCTTTAATGAAATTAATTGAATCCTTACGCCGTGATATGGAAATGCCGGCAGGCATTTCTGGATTTCGTGGTGGTGCACCTGCAGGGTCTGCATCTTCTCATAGAAATTTTGGTTCTTCTTCTACAACAAGTTGGCGTAGTGGGGTTAGTGGCCAACAGCGCTTTTCTTCTGCATTTGATACGAGAAATTCAGGAAAACCTGCGTTTCATGAATCAAAGCAAGGAACTGAGGAAGACCCTCCTGCACCTACACGCTCTCGTGTAAATGTGGGTCGTTATCAAAGCCGTTTCAAGTCTTCAGGAAACATTGAAGATAAAATCCTGAATACGGTCATTGGTAATAAGTTGAACGCCTTTACTCCTCTTACGTACAATGATACTCGCGACTTTATCTATCAGATTATTGATAGCGGAGAGACAGAGTTTACTCGTGATTTTATTGAAAAGGTCTTTGTAAAGGCAGTCGTAGAAGACTTATATTGCGCGCTCTTTGCAAAACTTATTGCGGAGATTGCAGGACGGTATCCCGTGATTTATGAAGAAATGAACAAGTATCACACTGAATTCCTAAAGATATTTGACAATGTACGTGAAGATTCAGAAGCTGACTATGTAGACCTTGTGAAGGAAAAGCAGTATCGTATGGGATATGGACAGTTTATTGCAGAACTAGCGGGATTAAATGCACTAGAAAAGGGTCATTTGATGACAATGGTAACTACAATTATAAATAAGATTTATACATTCTCTCTGCAAGAAAATAAGACAAAGACTGTTGAAGAATTTATTGACTGTATTGTCCGGCTTACAAAGGGGTTGCAAACTTGCTCTCCCGATTTCTTTAAGAGTGTAAAAGTGGAGTTGCGGGAAATTATGCTGGGTCCTCTGCAAGAAATAATTGCGCGGGTAAAGCCAATGCCAAGTTTGAGTAACAAGGCGCGGTTTGGTCTTATGGATTTGAAAGATATCATTGTATAAAATATCTAGAATCTTACTAGAAATGGCTAAGAATCGTGGAAGCTCCCGTAAACTCGGTCTTTTTCGTCGTGTATATTCTCCTTTGAATCACCTGGTATCGGCTGCGCGTAATGTCAGCCGTTCTGCCATCAGACAGTCTGGTCGCGTGGTAAACTCTGTGGGGGCGTTTGCGCAAAACTCTGGACGCGCGGTAATGTCTCATGCGAACGGAGCGGTGCGCAACCTGCTCAGCCGCAAGAACCGTAAGACTCGTAAGGATCGCAAGAGCCGCAAGAATCGCAAGTAAACTATGATACTGTAATATGCAATCTTTTGCCATCAGTTGGCCAAAAATTGATTATTAGGCCTTTCCCTGTGGCTGAGTCCCACTTGTGAAAATGCCCCAAAGTCCTAGAATGAAGCAACCCTCTGTCCAAGAAACGAAGGGGGGGAAGAAGACTCCGAAGCGCGGTGGTCCGAAGGACGAAGGTCCTAAGGACGAGGATGATGAAAGCATGGATGAGCACGGAAATGTACGTGGTCTTATTGATTATGATGAATCTGACAACGAAAGCGACCATTCTGAGCTAAGTCTCACTCCTTCAGAGCGTATTGTGTTAAAGAAGACTGGCAAACTTCCGAAGCGTCTTCGTGAAGAAATCCGTGGCACAGGTCGTCGTCAAGCTGCTATTGTTGCCCGCGAGCGTATTCGCAAGAAGATGAAGAAGGAGAATAGTCGCCGTATTACTCCCATCACTTCATCAAGTGATAGCACATTTGAAATTGCTGAAGAGACAAAGCGTTCATCAAAGGGATTCAAGCCTCGGGCGAAGCCTGTGAAAGGGAAGTCTAAGATGCAGATGCAGAAGCAGAAGCGTGTTGTTGAGGAGGAAGAGGAAGAATACGACAGTGAGACTCTCGGCTCACAGGATACCGACGAGGATGAGGGTGAAGATGATGACGAAGAAGAGGATGAGGATGAGGATGAGGATGAGGATGAGGATGAGGATGAGGATGAGGAAGAAGATGCAGGGTTCAAAGGGATTTCCATCAGTTTCGGGGGGCTTTCGGGGGGTATGGAGGAGTCAGAGCGCATGATTCCGAGACGTCACAATATGAAGAAAGAAACGGAGGATGTGCGCAAGTTCGTGAAACTCGTATCAAAGCCGGTAGAAGAAGAGACAATTGATGACCAGATTGACCAGTTCAAGTCCATGGATTCATCAAAGCAGAAGGTTATGCTGGAAGCTCTTGAGAAGCGTTCTGACTATGTGAAAAAGGAGCAGCCGCTGATGTTCCGTCTATTGCAAATGAAGCTGACGCCGGAAACAATGGCGATGGTGATGAATCGTTACAATGCGCTCAACAGCATGGATCCTAGCAGTGGCGAGTACTACAAGCTGCGTTCTTGGATGGAAAAGCTTGTGAGTATTCCTCTCGGAATTTACAAGGATATGCCAGTACGTATTGAAGATGGTCCTGATCTTTGTGGACCCTTTATGGAAAAGGCAAAGCGGTGTCTGAACGAGGCGATTTATGGCCAGGAAGATGCCAAACTGCAGATTCTTCAGTTTATTGCGAGTAAGATTTCCAACCCTACTGCAAGTGGCCTCTCACTCCTCTTGCTAGGTCCTCCTGGTATTGGTAAGACGAGTTTGATTAAGAATGGTATTGCCAAAGCTCTGGAATGGCCGTTCCAGTTCATCTCACTGGGTGGTGATTCAGATGCGACTACGTATACGGGTCACCAGTTTGTCTATGAGGGTAGCCACAGCGGCAAGATTGCGAACTGTGTAGCTCAGGCAAAGTCAATGAGTATGATTATGATGTTCGATGAGCTCGATAAGATTAGTAATACGCCGAAGGGTGAGGAAGTTCAGAATCTTCTTGTACACTTGACCGACCCTGTGCAGAACATGGACTTTGAGGACAAGTATCTGAGCGGCATTCCGCTAGACTTGAGTCGTGCAATGTTTGTCTTCAGTGGCAATGATGTGAATAAGATTGACAAGATTCTGCTAGACCGTATGGTAGTTGTGAACCTAAATGGTTATGAAATCAAGGACAAGGTTGCAATTGCGGAACAGTTCTTGCTACCTGCGGCTCTACGTGAAGTGAATCTCGCTGAGAAGGTGGCGATTACCCGCGAGATTCTCCAGTATATTCTGGAAACGTACGCTAAGGGAGAGACGGGTGTTCGTGAACTGAAGAGATGTATTGAGCAAATTGCTCAACGCGTCAATATGCTGCGCATGTTCAATGTAAAAGAGCTGCCCTTCCATATTCCGAACTTTGTTCTACCCTTCGTCATCAAGAAGGATCACGTCGACTTGTTCCTAAAGAAGAAAGATGGCAGTGATAAGCTGCCTATGGGAATGTACACTTAGTTCTGGAGTTTATTATAATAGCACAGAGTATGAGGTATATAAAAAAAGCTCGACTTATTTTTTTCATACAATGTAGATATAAATATTCCGTCTGAATAGGCAAAGTGCTTATACCACTGAAGTCCTTTTATAAGAGAATGGGATATTAATACCATTGCAGTATCAATCACATGTAAGAATGGCTCATTTCCGAGTTTTATACTTCCATCTTCTTTTTCCATGTCAAAGGAATATATGTATTTATTATCATTCATAATATGAGGAAATACCTGCCAAAAGTGAGGATGCATAATATTATCGTCATCAAGAAAGTAAACAAACCCCTTTGACACAAAGTTCAAGCCAAAGTTTCTTTGCGGATGACCAGCAGAACCAATAGTATCGCACTCTGCTTCAATGATTTTCGGATATTCCGTAAATGCCCTAGTATAGGATCTGCTTTTAGAAGTATCGTAGATAATAATCCAATTATTCACGTATTCAAAATTTATAGAAGCAAATAATTTTGGTAAGTTTTTAGGACGGCAACAAGGAGTTATAATAGTGACTTTTTTATCCATACTTTAGATATACACGATTCATTATTTAGACCTGTAAAAATATACCATACGATAATATTCTAGGTATATATTGTGTCTGTGTTTTATTATCTTCATATATAGATTTTATAAAAATTCCTGTTGAAAACTCTATATGCGGAATAAAAGTTATATTTGAAATAAACTTATAAGGAACTAAAAACATACCAATGAATATTTTGTATTCATGGATATCGTTTCCTTTTCTCACTTTTGGAATAGGCATTCTATTTTGAAATTCTAGTTCTTTACAAAATCTAAATACATGGCTCCCATCTGTGTCTGTAATATCTAAGTAAGATTCTTCATCCCATGTATATAGAATATCTTCATTCAAAAATGGTATAATGCTCCAGAAGTCAGGATGCATAATGGTTATATCATCTAAAAAATATACGGAGCCTTTATTAACAAATTGTAGACCGAGATTCTTTTGCGCATATCCTAAGTATCCTGAGTGGGGACATTCAGCCTCTAAAATCCTGTTGTCTTTTTTATACCGCCAAGTGTATTCTTGTCCGTTGGAAGTATCGTAAATAATAATCCATTTATGAACATGCTCAAATTGTATGGATTCATAGAGTTTCGGCAAGTTTTCAGGCTTTGTGCAAGAGGTGATGATTGTGATTTTCATATAGTAGATTACTTTTTCTACACATTCTATTATATTTAGACCCTGTGTGTCACTTCAGGTTAATTTGTTATAATAGCATAAGACCCTCGGAATATATACATGGTAGTCTGGACTTTGTTCATAAATAGACGACAAGAACAGTCCATCAGCACAACGCAAGTGCGGCACCCAACGTATATTATTCATAAGAGAATATGGAATAATACACATGGCCGTATCAGTACCATTTGCAACAGGGATTCCTCCCGTTGCAATACTACCATCAGGTTTCTCTTGATCCCATGAATACATGTATTTTTCATTGAGAATTGGCAGAACTTTCCAAAAGTCTGGATGTACTATGTTATCATCGTCGAGAAAGTAAACAAACCCCTTTGACACAAAATTCAAGCCAAAGTTCCGCTGATCATTTCCTGATATTCCGAGATGATGGTGCTCGGTTTCAATAATGTTTTTATGTTCAGTATACCTGCGTTCGTATTCACGACCCTTTGATGAATCATAGACAATAATCCACTTGTGTATATATTCAAAGTCTAAAGATTCATATATTTTCGGTAAATGTTCAGGACGACAACAAGGAGTTATAATTGTAATTTTCATATGAATCTTTAGATTCGTAGGAAAACTAGTTTAGGCTCTTATAACTTACCAGCATATGATAACACCATAGGAATATATGCAGAATTTGATTGATATTCATTCTGAACCTCTGTAACAAAGATACCTCCTGAATAATACAAATGAGTAATAAAACGTATATCACGAAGATGATTATACGGTATAAGACACATTGCCGAATTTAAATTGAGTGAATGAATATGATTCCCTTTTATAATTGTTGGAGTATTCGACTTTTTCCTTATAGAAAGTTTTTCGTTTATATCACAGAGTGTAGAAGATTCTAGAAATGACATATCTATGTAAGACTCTTGGTCAAATAAATATGTAGTATTTTCATTCATTTGTGGTAAGACTTTCCAGAAGTGAGGATGCATAATGGTATCATCATCCAAAAAAAAGATTGAACCCTTATTAACAAAACGGAGACCAAAGTTCTTTTGTGCATATCCTAAGACTCCTTTATGAGGACACTCAGCTTCCAAAATCCTTTTGTCCTTTTTATACTGCCAAGTATATTCTTGTCCGTTGGAAGTGTCATAAATAATTATCCATCTGTCGACTTGTTCGAAATCTATAGATTCATAGAGTTTCGGCAAGTTTTCAGGCTTTGTGCAAGAGGTGATGATTGTGATTTTCATTATAAGTTATTAAGTATTTACACCTTAGACCCTAGTCTCCATTGAGAATCATATCAATATCTTCTTTTCTTGTTAAAGGGGGTGTCTTCTCTTTTTTGACAATAGTCCAGAGTTGTGCATCTTGGGCATCTCTGGCTGCAAGTTTTTCTTGGAGCGACGCATTGAGCGACGCATTTTGAGAAGTTGTTTGTGGCGAAGTACAAGTGGGATTTTTGTATTTATTGATTCGGCACTTGGACATTCTAACCACTGTACAGAGCAAGAATGGCAGGAATACCGAAAGAATATTTTGTCGGACTACTAATTTTCGCATTTGTCGTAGTTGTCATAGCTTCTTTACAGCTTGTTAACCACACAGAACCTTTCACAAGTTATAGGTCTTCTACTTCAAGCCCTACCCGGGCTTTAGAATGCCAGTGCTTACCAGGATATGTGGCGCAAAAAAATCTTAAAACTTCTTTTTATTTTTGTCAAAGTTTGACCGATTCTACGAAGACTCGGAAGTGCTACTAGGAACAATACGCCGATACATGACAATATAAGTACTGGGGTCGAGCATGAGTTGTCCTGACTCAAGTTCCCGTGCAGACTCATCGTCATAATGAACCCACTTTCCTGTTACAGGGTGTTTTGCCTGCGCAGTATAATGCCCACCACCTGCCGCACCATGGTGATGAATACTCGCAAAGAGTTCATAAGAATCACGGCTACTCGGCTCCTGTGACTTTGGACTAAATGCAGGAGTAAACGAGCATTCAAGAGGAATATTTACTTTTGTGTTAATACGACGACCATTATTCTCATTTCTCTTTAACATAATAATTACCCAATTACCAAGACGCCAGAGACTTCTTGTTACTGTCGCCTTTGTCCGTTTCGGTTTGCAAGTATCACATGCATAATCTTCAATAGCATCATCATCGCCTTCAGAGACAAGCAGGTCTAAGAGGTCAACCGGCGTATCCGATTTCTTTACACTCACCTTTGTCATATTTAACGTTTCCCAAGTAATGCTTTCCGCACTACACCCTTCACATTTTACACACTTTCTTTGAATTGAGAATACAAGTTCTACAAGAGGACTGTAGGACTTTTCAAAGGAGGACTTCCAAAATTCTAGAGCACCCTTAATATCTGAATTAGCAGGATTACTACGAAGAGTCATCACGACTTCTTCACTTAGAGCTTCATGAAATTGGTCAAGAAGAAAGTTTAAGAATTCATGAGCATCATGTGCCATAGGGATGCGAAATTGTTCATAACCTGCTTTAATTGCCGCAGGAATCATAGCTCCCCAGAATTCTTTCGTCTGTACTGTGCCAACTTCAGAAGACCAAAGAGAACGAACAAGTTCGCCATATGATTCGAGGAGTTTGGATTTTTCTGAGGCGGGCTTACGCTTGAGAAGTTCTGTATGTTGTCCTTGAAGGATAAAGATTGTAAAATCAACCTGGCTTCGAAGAGCTTGAAGAACCGCATTTCCATAACATGTATTACCAATATTTGTCAGGCCTGTAATTCCCTTTTTCTCAGATGCAGAACCAAGAGACATTTTGATAGGGGATTGTGGTGGGACTTGTAGTTTAGGCATTCAGGAAATATCAACTTTTTTTGTAAAGATATGCGTATATATTAAAACCTAAACAAGATTCGCTATATGTAGAGTAACTATGAATTTTCAAGGAGATTCCTCTTATCAGGTTGTATACAACGTAGGGTTACTAGATGACATACATAACTATTTCCCTGCCCTCTTATATGAGATGGACAGATTTACTAATTTACCTCAGGTATTACAATATGTAAGACAAAGAATGACGGCTCGTTTCAACTTATTTAATTATGGAGCTTCTTTGGCTGCTGGTTCACAGACTTCGTTTGGTGGTGCACATCAACCCTATAACACAACACCATTACGCACTTCGACGCCTATAATACCTAGAACCCCTGCACCTCCTGTACAAGCACCTCCAATGGACATCTTTTCTCTAGCAAGTTTACTTACACATGCCGATATTTTGACACTTGGAATAGGGGCTGGAACTGGTCCTGGTCCTGGCTTTGGTCTTGGTGCAGCTCTTCAACCTGTGATTGTTCGCCCAAGTGCAGAAGTCATTACTCGTGCCACAGAAGTTCTTGTAGCTTCTACATTGCCAGAAGGAACAGTGTGTTCCATTTGTCAAGATAATTTACTAGCTACTGATTCAGCAAGAAGAATACGTTCATGTAATCATGTATATCACCAGGGATGCATTGACGAGTGGTTTCAAAGAAGTGTATTATGCCCAAGCTGCAGACATGATATTCGTGAAAATTAGAAGTCTACTTGCAGTTTCAAAAAAAATACGTTTTAGTAGTTCTTTATATTATTTTGATACGCTTCGCTCTGGTTCCGCTTTGCTCTGGTTCCGCTTCGCTCTGGTTCCGCTTCGCTCTGGTTCCGCTTCGCTCTGGTTCCGCTTCGCTCTGGTTCCGCTTCGCTCAAAGAGCAAGCTTACTCGTATCATCAGGGAAAGCTTCCAGTGTCATGCCATACAGCTCACTGATTTCCTTCATCTGTGACTCTTCCTCAGGAAGTAGCAGATTGATAGTCGTTCCCTTGCGGCCATAACGTCCTGCACGACCAATGCGGTGCACATAGTTTTCTGTGTTAGAAGGCAGCTCATAATTAATAACAAGACTAATCTGCTGAACATCAATGCCACGAGCAATAATATCTGTGGCTACCATTACACGCGTCGCTCCCTTAATGAACTGAGCCATGCGCCGCGCTCTCTCTGTCTTCTCTAACTCGCCGTGTAGACACGTGATAGGATAACCCTGTGCCGCCATCTTCTCAGCTAGTACCTCTGCCTTCTGACGCTTGTTGCAAAAGATTACTGCCTGAGTAATGTTTAGATGCTTATATAAGTCACAGATACACTCAAACTTGTGATCCTCGCGATCCAGGTTGATATAGAATTGCTGGATGCCCTCCAGGCGCACTGCAGTAGGAGGAATCAGAATACGTACAGGGTCATTCAGAATCTTATTTGCCACTTCAATTACATTTTCAGGCATCGTAGCCGAGAAGAGAGCCACCTTTGTGGTAGAAGGAAACCCCTTCTCCAGAATACACATCACCTGCTTATAAAACAAATCCTCTAACATCTGATCCGCCTCATCCATGATAAGTACACGAACCTCTGCACGATCCAGAGCATTACGATTAATTAAGTCATAAATACGTCCAGGAGTACCTACAATAAACTGGGCACCCTCTTCAAGAGCACGAATATCCTCACGCAGAGAGTTACCGCCCACTGCAACAAGAACCTTGAGATTCATGCTCGATCCAATCATCTGCGCTACTTTCCCAATTTGCTGGGCAAGTTCACGCACATGGACAAGAACAAGTACCTGGGGCTTCGCAAGTTCAGGGTTCACATGTGAGAGAGAACCAATTACAAAGGTACCGGTCTTACCAGTACCTGACTGAGCCTGGGCAAGGATGTCACGGCCTTCTACGATAGGTATAATTGCCCTGCTCTGAATATGGCTAGGGCGCTCAAAACCATGAGCATAAATACCACGCAGAAGGGCATCCGGCAAACCCATCTCGTCAAACGTCTTCGCCACGCGAATATCGGGGGTCGATTCAAGAACAGAGGCCATCTTGAATGTAATATGGGACTGAACTTAAGCCGGTATTCGAATATCAACTTTTAGAGCCGTTGGCCTAAAATTGATGGAATTTATCTTCCATAAGATAAGTCCCTAAACAGAATGGCAGACGATGGTGATGAGTATGCAGCACCGGCAATGGATGATGTAGAGGATGCGATCGATGGTCTCGATGCTGTAGAAGGAACTACTGAAGAAGTGTCAAAGGATGACACTCTTGCCGCACTTCTACGTCACCACCCTGAATGTATTATTGACTATGCCGAAACGATTTCTCCACAGATACCTCTAAGTGCTTCACCACCCTCTGACAAAGATATGAGTCATCGTTCACCCCCCTTTCTCACCCAGTATGAAAAAACCAAGATTATTGGTCTTCGTGCGAATCAACTCAGTCAATCAGCACGGCCTTACATCGCCGTGCCTGAATATGTAACAAGTGTATGGGAAATCGCGCGTATGGAACTTGCACAGCGCCGTCTTCCCTTTATTGTTCGTCGCCCTATGCCAAATGGAACACATGAATATTGGCGCCTGTCTGACTTGCTGATTTTGTAAACGAAAAGTATAATGGGAAAGCCCTTACCTAAGTCTATACTGGCAAAATTACTAGATAGTGAAGCTAAAAAATTAACGAAACTTCAAGAAAAATCAGACAATCTTGGTAAAGAAATGTTGCAATACCAGTCTGAGTATGTAATAGCTGTTAGAAAGGGTAACTCACCAGATGCAAAGTTGAGAAAGATGGCAGACAAGGGATTCAAATATGAATATCTCGCATTTGAAGCCGTTGATAAGCTTAATTATTATAAGGATTTTTTAACCAAAAAGTATAAGAAAGTCTAAAAAATCCGGATTCTATACCCTGGTGCAATATACAGCTTCGAATCACTACGAATATCAAAAGCTTCATACCATTCGTCAAATTGTTGAACTACTAAATTTACTCGTAAAAATGCAGGAGAATGAGAATCCACCGTAATTAATGACTTTAATTTTTCGTTTCTGTACTTTGTTCTCCAAGAAATAGCAAAGGAAATAAAGAATTTCTTATATTCCTCTTTTATTTCAGACTTACCCTTTAACGCATCTTTTAAGGCTTGCAAGGCAATTCCAACACCAGCCAAGTCTGCTATATTTTCTGACAATGTTTGCTCACCATCAATATGGTGTCCTGCAACAATTTGTTTTGAATATAAGTGTACTAATTCTTCAATCTTTTTATTATATGCTATGTTATCGGAACGTGTCCACCAACGTTTCTTTTCCCCTTTTTCATTGTATTCCTTACCATCTTCATCAAACCCATGGCACATTTCGTGGCCTATAATACAACCAAGGCCTCCATAATTCCAGGCAAGATTCTCCTTATGATTTTTAATGAAAAAAGGCTCTACACATGTTCCATAAGGAATGAGCATTTGATTATTTTCATTGAAATAATATGCATTTACACGGTAAATACCTTCGTCCCAAAACACATATTTTTCATTTATACGAGAAAGTATGGTATCTGTGGTAATTTCTCCAAGAGTAAAGATATTTTTTAAGAAATTATTCGGCTCTAGAGCAATATTGTGTTCAGGTGCCCAGGCATGAGGACGAACAGCTTCAATAATCATCGAGGAAACCTTTTGAATTGCTGCTTCTCTTGTTTTGGGTTGTAGCCATTCTGTTGTTTTGATACGATGTTTTGCTGATTCTACCAGTGTTTTAATAAATGCATCGACGTCTGAAACAAGTGCTGGGTCATTTATCGATTCCCAAAAGAGTTTTGAAAAAGAATTCGGTAAATAATTATGCACAACTTTGACAAGTACTTCATCACTAGGAGACTTTTCTTTCTGACCTTGCAAAGTCTTTCCAAAAAAATCAAAGTAAAGTTCATTATACGGAGAAGGCAAGAAACTCAAAGAATTTACTATATAACACTTAGCTAAATATAACTTCCAATATGATATAGGAACTTCGCGAATAACTCTTCCAATATAACGAATCGAGCGAGGACTTGTGTAATAGAGGGTCATCTTTCTCCAGTTATTGAGCCCTAGAGTATTGAACCATATTTTCCAAGGTATAGCAGGAAACTTTCTTTCTAAGCGATATCCCTTAATTTTATAATATTCATCATTTGATAAATTATTTGCAGCCATAACAATATTTTTCTCAATTCCATATATCTTTTGCATTTCAGGAATTTGAAATTCCTTTCCAAGATTGTGTAAAAAGGTTTTGTATCTTTTTACCGTTTCAGGGTCATCATAGTAAGAAGAATATAGACCAGGGGCATTTACATCAATACATAGACGAGCCGTTTTATCAGCCTCAATCTTATATGTTAACTTGAAGATACTAGGGAAGTGGATTTTACAAACTTGTGCAAAATGGGTGTGTACATCTTCTTCTGTGCGTAAACATGCAAGTGATAAGAGAACAGAGTACAGAAATTTGGCACCCTCATTCGTATGTTTCGATGATTCTGCCAAGTCTTTGATATACTGCGGGGCGGTAGGAGACATGATAATTTCTTTACTTTTTTCAGAAATGCAGCGCTCTACTTCTTCACTGACACTGAAATCATTTTCAAAGGGAGGAATTTTGGTAGTATGAAGCCATTCATGATTTACCCAAGTATAGAAGTCTTTGCTTTTTAGAGTATTATTGTAAGAAGAGGTCAAAGCAGGTACTTGTATAGGGATGGTACAAATACTTTGGCGAGTCTTCTTCTTTTTCCTTGTATGGTGACTTCTTTTCTTCGTCTCCACCATCTACTTTTCGGCATATTTCTGTCCAACATCTGCGACGTAGTTGATATTTGACAGAAATAAGTTTTTTGCGAAAAATTTTATGGGCATTTGATTGTACAACTATACAATCCATATTACTTATTCGTTAGTTTCTTTTCTAGCATTCATTTCTAAGAATCCGTTTATAGATTCGAGGATTTCACTACGGAATTCTATGAACATAGGGTTTGCACAGTCAGTCTTTGCCCAAGAACAAAGTTCATACATGCAACTGTCGACAAAAATATAGAGGAAATAGTTGCCAACTGATTTTAGAAGACGATACCCACAGGTTTGTAGATGTCCAGCACAAATCATTGTAACATTGGATTCGTCGGGGTGAAGAGGCCAGTTCACATAAAATAAGCCAGGTCTGTAACCGCAGTGTAGGATATTATATACAATTGAAGGGGTAAATCCATCATAATCAACCTTGCATATATCAACCTGCGGCACAGCTTCAACATCGATAGCACTCAGAGATGTAAGGGTTCCACTTATATCCATAGAACCAGAAAACTCATAAGGAACTGTTGATGAAAACTTTGTGCTGTCGGGGAGAATCCAGTGATCGGTTAAAACTTCTGCCCATTTGGGGTCGCCCTCTTGCGTTTCGTGGGTTTTCATGATTCTTTCAAAAATATCGTACTTGGCCTTGGATTCAAGGCGACCATCGAAGATTTTGATTTTCGAGCCTGATGATTCTGCGATTTCGGTCTCCACTCCTCCATTACGGAAACCGAAAGACCAGTTTTCGATTTTCTTCGTTCTAGGCGAAAAAAAGTCATAAATACCAGTAATCGAGGGGAACTTTACATCTCCATCAGTTCGTACCACAGTACCGGGCATCTGTTTTTCAGCAGGTGGTCCTAAAGGCTTAGGGGGTGCAATAAAAGCTTTCATAGTTGAAGGTGCAGATGGAGCTGACATTTTCTAAATTCTAGAAAACTTTACTGAGTCCATCTTTTCCCGCAGTTCAGACAGTGAATAAAGATTGTCATAGGCTCATCCGCAGAGCGCGTTTGTAGTTCATAGTATGTACACTTGCGCATCTTACAGCCATTGCACTGCCACTTCTCAGTTGCACGAGAGAAGTCACCCTCCAATTGAATACGCTCTCGTTTTGCTTGGTGATCTACAAGCTTTTCCCAATGTTCGGGGAAGAGTTCATAGTAGTTCTGGTGAGCAATCTGTTCCAGAGTCAATTCTTTCGCATGATAACGCTCCCATAGACCCTTATTCTGAATGTAAGAATTGGGATTCAGATTTCCAATGATACGTCTGGCATTTGCTAGATAAGAATCTTGGAATGGAGTTACACCCCAGCACCTGCGAATATCTTGCTTAGTTGCAGTATCATATGCAGTTTGGAAGATAATTGACTCTAGAGACTTCTGCTCTTCGCTATTAAGTGAATTTGTGAAAACTGTAGAAATAGCTTGTAGGATTTTTTGACGGATGGGACGTTCAGAAACTTCCTCAGTTGGAAGTACTTCAGGCTCTTCATGCAGAATAGCTGAAAGTTTCTTCGCCTTGCTCATACGAACAGGTTTCTCAGGTATAGGAATCTCAGTATCGTCGTCTATATCTTCAGCAGCGTCAACGGCCTCATCCTCATCACCTTCACCCTGTTCATATTCATCTTCTTCATCTTCTGCATCTGCATCTGCATCTGCATCTTCAACTTCTTGTACTACTTCTTCTGCATCTCCTTCTGCAACTGCATCTTCGCCGTCTAGGTCTTCATCCTCACCTTCGAGTTTACAAGTGTAAAAGGTTTCGTAGTCTGCCGTTTTTAGAGGAATCGGGTTTGCAAAGGAATTCGGGTCTGAGGAAGCAACTACCATAATATCACCATAGTACGTGATACCTTCCAAAGGAGGAGGAAGATGATGTTGATTCTCATGAATAGGTTTACCATCAATGTATCCAAACAAGAATAGGACTTTTTGTTTCCATACAAATTGGCCTAGGAGACTGGGAGGTTCTTTCTTTTTTAAGGCTGTTGCAAGACCAGCAAGAGTTGCAGTCTTAAGTTTTCCTTGACGAATCTCGCCCTTTTGGGCTAGAAATACAACAGGAATATCCGAAGTAGACATTGTAAAAGATGGGACGTGTGTTTACTTAAACTCTCGTATCAACTTTTAGGAAGGGAAGGACAATGGCAACAAGGATTTGTAGAACTTGGAAGTTTGTAAAAGATGCTTCCATTACACCCTCACAGACACAAACACAACGAGTTATGTGGGATTTAGGAAATGAAGTATGGGAAATCCAAGAGCCTGAAGGCCTTATCACACATTATGAAATTATTTCACGCAACCGCAAAGAGGAATTCGTGATGGAAGAAATAATTCATATTCTTCCGGAATGTCCGATACCTTTGGAAGCTGTATGTAAAAGGGTTGGTTCTGAGTGGGAAATTAGTTCTTTTGAGGCTGAACATACTGTGTTACCGCCTTCGCCTTTGCAATCGCCCAAGAACTGTAATACTGCAAAGACAAAGGCGAGGGCTCCCGTAGTTCAGCCTGTTCGGCCTTTGGCTCAGCCTTCGACACGTCCTTTGACACGTCATTTGACACGTCCTTTGACACGGCCTCGGGTTCAGCCTTTGTCACGGCCTCAGCACGAGCAGGAGCAGGAGAAGGAGCAGAAGCAGCAGCTGCAGATGCAGCCGAAGAGCAACAAGAAAACAGAAGATACTTATTCCGAGACTTCTTCACTACCTCCTCCACCACAGACGTCAAAAAATCTTTGGACTTCTCTATCACAGTGGATTCCACCAACTGCACTATATCAACCTTCACTTCATCATCAGGCTGTACTGGAGTTGTCTGACAAGACTGTTCACATTCACATTTCTCCAAAACAGAACACGAGGAAGCCTCGTCCTTTACCTTCGGGTCCATTGTTTCTGTAAAAGCCAAGAGAGTTTAAGTTTAGGGCTTTAATTGTTTGCTATTACATCAGATGAACGGACGTATTCTTACAGCCGTTTTGTTTGCATTTATAGTATTTGCTCTGTATTCGTGGTATACGACCCGTGTAGCAGAAGGATTTGATATCAACAAGCAAATGTATGCTCCCGCCGAAGTTTATACGCCTCCCCCTGAGGCAGGTACCGACCGCACGGTAAGCCCTGGTGGTCCTTCTACCCCGAATCAGCGCCCCTCTCGCACAGAACCTACCGTAATTATGCAAGAGGAGAAGCCCTACGACCCTCAAGAACAGAACCATGAATCTGCCGAATTACCTGAGCGTCTACGTCATCCGGAACGTATGTTTAGTCCCGGTCTGAACAATGACGAGGTTGCAACTGCCGTCTTAGCAGGTACAGCGAGTCAAGTAACTGGCCAGGCGAACCAAACATTCGGTCCCGAGTTTGCACAAAATGGAGGAACTTTTATGGAAAATATCACAGCCCATGACTCGGCCTTAGAAACAAACTACTCATCCCTTTAACACATAAAGCCGAGACATTATACAATCTTAGATGGAACCTAGTCTCCGCTCAAGCACCCCTCGGGGTGTAGAATGTAAACTTCGCCGCACTGACCCGGCTCTCCACGAAACGATGAAACGGTTCGTGGAGAGCATATGTACAGATGTAAGAATCAGTCAATATGCTGATTTGCAATTCGCTGGAAAGCGCATGGAATCAGAGCAATGGTACTGGTTAGAACCCTTACCAGGTGGAAGAGTGGGGTACTTACTATTTCTACCAGACCAACCTGCCATATGGATGGATGAACAATTCAAACAATCATTTAAAATTCAAATGCGCATTAGCAGTGAGATTTACAAGAAACATTCTATAATGATTGCGAGTTTGAATAAGACATCTTGCATGTTACGTTTGGAAGATGCGTGGGTAATGAGAGGCAAGAGTTTATTGGACACACCTTTTACAAAACGTTGGGAGGAAGTGTTGCAGTTTTACGCAGAAGATTTCAAAGAAGATTTGAAACTTCAACAAGGCTTGCAGATTCAACCTGCTTCATTTATGCCACTTTCGAGTGCTAAGGAATGGCTTACAGATGAAACTCGTCGTCCTAGTTTAATGTTCGCTCAAGGCGAAAGAGCTCCTCGCAGACTTCGCGTTCAGATACAAGAATTCGAGAAACGTGAAAATAATAAGGCAATTGTTCAGCCGTTTTTCTATGCAAAAACCGAAGAAAAGGTAAAACCGCAAAGAAAGGCTCCTATGTTCGTTGAGGAACATCAAAATGAAAATACAGATGCAGATACAAAAGCCAAAGCCGTAGCTCACGAAGAATATCCTGATACCTATAATATTTGGATACGGGGAGTGAAAAAGGGGTATGCTGCGGTTCAGGACTTGGAACTCAGTCGTATTTTACGTGAAGCTACAAAGGAAACGAAGGAGGCAATGGTTCATGTAGAATGGAATGAAGAATTTAATATGTATCAAATTCTTTCTAAGGCGTAGGTAGAATGCCGCAGACGCGCAAGGTAAGTTGCAAAAGAAATCAAAAAGGTGGAAATCTAGGTGGTGGATGGGGGTTTATTACAAATGGTTCTCCCTCAGCGGCTCTTGGACCCACTGTGAATAATGCTATGATTACGGATTCTATTGGCAACTGCCGCGCGGCTGTACCTACGGGATATTTGGAGAATGGATATACTGGACCTAAGGGTTTGCCTGGACTGTCTCTGGGTGGTGGCCGCGGAAGTCGTAAAGGCAAAGGCCGCAAGGGCAAAGGCCGTAAAGGCAAGGGCAAAGGTCGCAAGTCATCCAAGAAGACTAAACGTAATGCGAGACGTGTGCAAAGTGGCGGTCGTTACGGAATGGGTCCCTATGACGGAGCAGGAATGGGAACGCCTTGGGGCTCAGGAATTCCTCCGACCATGCGCGTTCCTTGTGAAGCGAGTTATACGGCGATACCTCCCAACGGAGCTTCAGACAACCTGAACCGTGTGGGCGGACCTCTATGGGACGGTCCTAAGACTCCTCTTGGAATGATGGGTGGTGGAAGCCCTGCCATCGCCGATGCTTCAGCAAGCCAATCCGTCATGAACCCGAATTCTGAGTGGTACATTGCCCCTACGGCAGGATACACGCACTTGCGCTCACCCAGCGATGTTATCGTTACTGCCGCGCAAACATACGAGATGGTAAATGTGCCCGAGAATGCTCGTATCCTGAATCCTGCATGCTTGAAGACGGGCGGAGCTCGCAAGAACAGTAAGAACACTCGCAAGAACCGTAAGAACAGTCGCAAGAATCGCAAGACCAGTCGCAAGAATCGCAAGAACCGTAAGTAAATAATATAACTAATTTATTTACACAATATATATAGAAATATGACCTATACAAACATCAAATATAATTCACAGAAATTTTTGACATTTCGTAAAAAAGAAATATCAAATATTTCTCTTATTGTAAAAGGCCAGGGTGTACTTATTTTTGCAGCATCCACCCCTCCCCCTCTACGTATATATAATGAAGATGAAACACAAGGATTAAAAATAAAAATTATAGAGGGTGCTGTTATTGTTAAAGAAATTCCAAGTGAAATTTCTTTCATAGACAAAAATAATACAGAAGGTATATGTAATAAAGAAGGTGCTTATTATTGGATTAGTATAGATTCGCACAACCAACTTCTACAAGTTGGAGTTGGTGAAGCTCGTATAGAAACTGCTATTTATACTTACATATTTCCCTCCTCCTATAAGAAACTTTTAGAAACCCTTACAAAGATATGTACAGATGAAGATAAATTATGTATACAACCCATGCGTTTATTAAGAGACCCTATTACACACTCCGTACCTCTCATTATAAAAGATACTCAAAAACTAACAATGCATCAAATTGCAAAATCTTCTTATTTACCTAAGGCAAATTTATCCTTAGTTGCACAAAAACTTCACGATTGTATATCTGGAAAACGTTTTATACTCGATGACAAGGATTTCCCAGATTTTACAAAAGCAATTGAAAGAAGTATTGCAACACCTGGACTCTGGTGTTATAATAGGCTTCAAGAAAAGGCGAGTGAGTTTGGAAAGCCTAATATTAAAGAAACATATTTACGTATTACACTTGGTCTCAATAATGGAGAATCACCTGGTATTCCCTATGTTATGGAAATATGGCCTATAGGTCATTATTCCCCTGTTCATAATCATGGTGGTGCAAGTGCTGTAATACGTGTTTTACATGGAAATATACATGTAAAATTATTTCCATTTTTATCAAAGGATGTAAAAGAATTTAATAAAGCAGTTTTTCACAAGGATGATATAACGTGGATAAGCCCAACATTAAACCAAGTTCACCAACTTCATAATCTAGATACGAATACAAAAACATGTATAACCATTCAGTGTTATATGTATGAGAATGATGATAATACCCACTATGATTATTTTGACTATATTGACGATGAAAAAGATAAGATACAGCAATATGAACCTGATTCAGATATGGATTATATTTCTTTTAAAAAATTAATAAAAGAAGAATGGAAAGCTCGGCCTTCTTTTTATACACGAATGCTTCAAAAAATGAAATCCTGAAATCTGCCTAAACTCAACTCCCTTTAACACAGAAGGAAGATGTCAGATTTTAAGCGTTTTGATTTCCAAGATATTAATTTGATACCTCGGAAATGTATTGTAGAATCGCGAAATGATTGCTCTACAAGTTTTACTATGGGTGGTCATACGTTTCAGCTACCTGTAGTTCCTGCAAATATGGAATGTGTGATTAACGATGAAATTGCTATGAAATTGGCGAAAGCAGGATATTTCTACATTCATAATCGTTTTACAACGGATGTACTACAGTTCTCCAGAACCATGAGAGCTCAGGCGCTTCCCATCAGCATTTCCATCGGAGTCAATGAAGATGCTTATGAAATTATGAAGAGCCTCAAAATCTCTGGAATTGTTCCAGAATTTGTTACAATTGATATTGCACATGGACACAGTGTAAAAATGGAGAAGATGTTACAGTGGATTGGGGAAACGTTTACTGATTCAAAGCCATATATTATTGCTGGAAATGTTAGCACTGAAGAAGCAGTGAAGGATTTGGAGGCCTGGGGAGCTGATGCTATTAAAGTAGGTATTGGACCCGGCTCTGCATGTACTACGTTCAATGCGACTGGATTTGGAAGTCGTAATATGCAGGCTGCAGTTATTGAAGCTTGTGCAAAAGGGAAGTCTAAGTCATCTACAATGATTATCGCAGATGGCGGGATTAAAGATGCGGGGGATATTGCCAAGTCTCTCGTACTTGGAGCCGACATGGTAATGATTGGCGGAATGTTCTCAGCTCTTTTCGACTCTCCTGGAGCCACTGTTCGTGGAGTAGATGGACAGCTTTATAAAGAAT